CACGCCGCCGTTGAATCTTACCGGCAAGCAGTCGGCGGGCATCATCACAACTAATACAATCACGAAGCGGATCACCATTCTTACGATGATAGAACTCGGATTCTGGAAGACTACGCTTGCACGTCTTACATTGACATCTGCGTATATCTTTTCCGTATAACGTATTAATTAATCCTGATTTTACATATCGATACGCAACACCATTATTTCCACGTTTTATATTAGCCATTATATAATACATTCTTCAAGTCAGGAGCCCAATAGTTTGGACCTTTCAATACTTTACCATCTTCACGATAGATAGGTTTACCATCTTCGCCAAGTTTGCTCATGTTACTATTATGCACCTCTTCAAAGCATTTGTCAAGATCAATTCCAAAAGAATGTCCAGCACCATATACAACATAGAGAAGGTCAGTTAACGCATCTGCAATCTCTACAATATCTCGCTTATCTAAGCCTTCACGAAGTTCTTCAAGTTCTTCTCGAATCAATTCGTATCGGAGTTCTGACACGGATGTCCACTGCGGTTCAGTTTCTACATCTTGACCGAACGCATTCATGAAGTCTGCAACTTTATTGAAATTTGTCATTTCCACCTTCTCAATTTATAAGCATAATATACGGGGAGATATTTAACGACTACGGCGTAGACGCAACTTTTGATCTTTCTTAGCTTTGCTAAGATGATAAGCCGTAGCTTTACTTGTAAATACAATACCTGAAAGGTGATCGTATTCATGCTGAATTGCACGAGCGGTGAATCCAGTAAATTTTGTAGTTGTCGTTTCATTATTCATATCCGTAAATCGTAACCGAATTTCTTTTGGTCGTTTGACCTTCACAAAAAGACCTGGAAAACTCAAGCAACCTTCATCATAATAAACCGTCTCTTCTGAAAAGTCAATGATTTTTGGATTGAAAAATGCCATGATCGATTCTTTATTTGTAGGATCACCAACTACGAACACTGAAAGAGGAATACCAACTTGCGGTGCTGCAAGACCAACACCGTTATGTTCAATCATTTTATTTGCCAAATCTTCTGCAAGTTGTTTTGGATCTCGGTCAGTTGTTTCAAAATTGAACAAAACAGTAGGTTGTTTAAGTATTTTATCATGTGTGTGTACCAGTTCTAACATGGAAGTTCCTTTACAATATAATCTCCAAGCTGGCATAATTCTGCCCATTCAATTGCTTGTTCTTTTGTATCAAATTTTCGATATGTCGTATTTTCATAATGAACATTGGGTTCGTGATATAAAACCCACAAATATGAATCTTCAAATTTTACCTGTATACCATACATTATGATGAGATCCTGGAAAAATTCTTATGCTTTTCAAAACGAATAACAGACCTAAACTTGTCTTGTAGAATATCACCACGATGAGATATAACGAAGACATTGGTATCTTTACCAAGTTCATTCAACAACTTGAGAAATTCATCACAACCACTTACGTCAAGTGACGCATCAAAAACTTCATCAAGGATTAACAAGTTTGTATTTGTAGAGTTCTTCATCTTAGCAATAGAACGCCATGTCAATAACAAAGCAAGGTCGATTCGCATCTTCTCACCTTCGCTGAACGACGAGTAACTAAACTCATCACGGTGACGAGACTTGATTATTTCTTCAAAGTTTTCATTCAGTTCAAAGTTAACAAAGAACTCCATTGCAGCCAAGTATTTATTCACTAGCTTGTTCATGATAGGAATATATTGACGAACAATTTGTGTCTTGATGCCTTTATCTTTGAGAAGGTCAGCAGCAACATCAAGAAGTTCTTTCTCATGAATCTTTTCTTCTTTATCAGATTCATAGTCAGCAATCAACTTCTGGATATCTTCAATCTTCTTATTTTCTTCTTTAAGATCGCCGCCCTGTTCTGTTTCAGTTTTTACATCTTCATTGAGTTTTCGAATATATCGATTCAGAGAGGAAACTTGATTATTCTCATCTGTAACTTTTTCAAGGATTGTATTGATGTGTTTGTTGACTTGAAAAATATCATTAAGCCGTTCGTTGTTTTTTCGTAGTTCAACCTCCAACTTTTCAAGTGCATCATCAATCTCGGCAATCTTATTCTTACCATTATCAATATGATTACACTTGTGTTCTTCATCAATTACTTGGTCACATGTTGGACAGTTATCATTGTTTTCATAGAAACTAATCTCACGCTTTAACTTCTTTACCTTATCTTCAAACTTAGACTCAATATCTTGAATGCTTTTCAACTTACTACGAGTGTCGTTTTCATCTTCAATCGTAACCTGCAACTCTCTAACTTTTTCATTGGACTTATCAATTGAAAGTTCAAGCCGAGCAATAGAAGATTCAGACTTATCAATCTCAGACTTAATTGTTTTGATTCGTTCTTTGTTTTTTGTTTTGATATCATTAATATACTGCTTATGGACATTGAGTTTTTCTTCCTCAAGGTCAATAAACATTTTGATATCTTTAAGATTGCTTTTGTTCGTTTGAAGTTTCTCTTTTAAAAGAACATTCATTGCGGTGAAGATTTTGATATCAAGAAGGTCTTCAATAATCTCACGGCGCTGATGTGTGGGCAACTGCATAAACGGAACGAATGTAGACGAACCAAGAATTACAATCTGAGTAAACGAGTTGTAGTTGAGTTTGAGGATATTCTTTTCGAGGTGTTCTTGATAGTCACGAACAGACGCTGTTTGATCTATTAGTTTATCGTTGATGTAAATCTCAAACTTACCTGGCTTGATACCACGAACAACTTTGTAATCAATGCTACCAATCTTAAACTCAACTTCAATCAATGCGCCTTTTTGATTGACACTGTTGACAAGTTGAGGTTTGTTAATTTTACGGAATGGTTTACCAAACAAACCAAAGCATAAAGCATCGAGAACGGTAGACTTACCAGCACCATTCTCACCAATTATCAAAGTATTTGGACTTCGGTCTAATTGAATCTCAGTCCACACATTACCAGTAGATAGCAGATTTTGAAATCTGACATTACGAAAATGGATCATTATACCTCTAAGTTCTGCGCTTCATTATATAAGTTAGCAAATAGCTGATTGAGTTTCTTTTTGTCAACTTCGGTATTCATTCCATCAACAAACTTATAAAGAGAAGTCAAAGTGTCTTCAGCTTCATTAAATATTTCTTCTTCAGATTGTGCGTCCATATGTTTATTATCATCAACGATGGATACATTAGCAGGATTTGCTTTATAAAGATTATCAAGCATCATATCAAACCAGTATGGATTTGTTTTATTCTGAACGATTACCTTTACATATGTATCATGATATGACTCATAATCAATTCCTTGCATGACTTGTTCCATAGTTTTATCAAGGTCATCATACCAGACCTTATGAAACATTCTATATGGATTTTGAATGAAAGTCAAGTCTCTTTTGTCAGAATCAAAGATATGAAATCCTCGCTGGTCGTTATAACAACTCCATGTCAACTCATACGGATTGCCAAGATAGTGAATGTTGTCTCTTGATGACTTGTGATGGAAGTGACCAGAGCATACCATATCAAACTTTTCAAATGGTTTTGTATCCATACCATCATGCGCTGTTTGACCAAGATGCATAACGAAACCATTAAGTTCAAGATGACCGAACAAAATCTGTGACTTAGTATGAGATATATGCTCCATACATTCTTTGTAGTTTGTATTTTGAATCCATGGCATCATTGTAATATCAACACCATCAAACTGAATATCTTTTGGATCAGCATAGATGTGAATATTTTGTTTATCAAACAATTCGTTCATTGCATTGATATGATTTGTATTACGGTAAGGAATATCGTGGTTGCCCACAATAACATGTAACTCAATACCAAGATCAACACATGGCTGCACAAAGATTCGCTTGAATTCATTCAACGTGACATAGTTGATAAACTTACGACGGTCAACAATATCACCAAGATGAAAGATTGTCTTGATGTTGTTTTCTTTGAGATAAGGAAAGAATACGTTGCTATAAAATTTATCAAAAAAGTCAAGAAATGTTTTACTGTCACCTCGAACACCGAAATGGGTATCTGTAATGATTGCTGCTTTCATTCATCGTCACCGCTAATAATAATGTCAACTGGTGTAGTGTCTTTGTTAATTTTCTTTTTGCGTTTGGTCTCTTCAAACTGCTCAATAAAGTTATCGACATATTCGTTTGACCACTCACCAACTTTACCTGGTGGAGAATAATCAGAAGTATCTCCTTCTTGTGTTGATTTATTCATATTCAATGCATAAGACTCTTCAGTGTATTTCAATTTAGTATACAATACTTTTTTCTCTTTGGCAATACGCCTTAGAAATGCATAGTAAATAATTTGTGTGAAATATGCAAAAGGATTCTGCGACTTTTCTGGATTGAAGTTATCAATATACTGAAGACAGTTTTCAATACCATCACTAATCATATCTTCTTTATATGTGTAACCAGAGAAGTTTGGTTTATGAGAAAGATTTACAGCAATCTTCATGAGACACTCGCCGATGTAATGTGGTACACGAGGTCGTTCTTTACCAGATTCTTTTGCTTCAATAACAGAACTTCGAAACTTAATCATAGCCTCTAAAAAGTCTGGATTATTCACATAATGTTTTTTTCTCTTTTTCTTCTCAGCCATAATCAATGTACCTTAATATCTGTATTTGCATATAATTCGTAGAAAGCGTTGAATGAATCTTCTTCAACTTTTTCATCTTTATTGAGTTCAATATCATCTAACACATCTAATGTCTCATGGTAGTAATCTATCATATCTTCTGCTGGTGTTGCAATAATCAACACGTTTCTACTTTTGATTGGAAAATCATTTTGTTCTGTAAAAGGAATCCATTTTGAAGAACGTAACACAGATCCATTAGTTGTATTCTTAATATGAATTTGAATTGGTTTATAGACATTAACATACTCTTCATCTACGCTATCAGCATAGGTTAAAATATTTTCACCACTTACTAATTTTAAGTATACTACTTGCATTGAGTTTTGTCAACCTCTTTTAAAGATTAATATTATATATTTTATATTCAAATTCTTCAGAGTTATATATCTTTACTCGTTCTGCAAAGTGATTAAGAGTATAGTTCACTTTGGCTTTGTGTCTGAGGTCGTCGGAGATGTCGAAAAGCACCGCTTTATCTTTTGCTTCACCTTTACGTAGCCCTCTTCCAATAGACTGAAGATTACGTATACGAGACTTAGAGGGAGAAGCAAAAATAATATTATGAAGATTGCGAATATTAATCCCTGTACTGAAGGTACCATACGACGCAATGATAATTGCGTTCGTTTCATTTTCGGTAATGGAACGTATATTTTCTCTGGTATCGGCATCTGTTCCCCCATATACGAAGAAGACTTTTCGACCTTCTTCTACTTTCTTTGATATCATATCATATAATATTTTACCGTGTTTGTCAACATATTGAAATAATAAAAGTGTATTACCGTTCAATGATATTGAAAGGTTCTGAATAAACTTATTGCGCCGATTATGACCCACAATATAGTCCATTTCATTTTGATAATTCATCTTACTGGCAAGTTTCTTTTCCTCATCAGTATGCTTCAACACTAGACATTTTATTTTAAAAGCAGAAAGATGGTCTGAATCAATCAACTCTTTTGTTTTAACAAACTGCTTTGCTTTTCCAAATAATCCTTCAAGCACTAACTTATTTGTTTCTGTACCATCAAGAGTTCCAGTAAAACCAAATCGATACTTACAGTCAACCAACTTTGTCATAATAGAGGTAAGAGACTTTGCTTTAAACTGATGACACTCATCACCAATCACAACGTCAAAATCGGCAAAATAATCTTTTCGCATTTTATATATTGATTGCCATGTAGAAATAACAACTGATCTGTCTGTAGTTTTTTCTTCGCCAGACATAATAATATGAATGTCGTCTTCGTGCATACCATATTCGATAAAGTCAGAACGCATCTGGTGAACAAGTGAAATTGTAGGAACAATGAGTAGAGTTTTCTTTTGATAATATTCTGCAAGCAGATAGATGATAAATGATTTACCAGAAGCAGTGGGTGATACAATCAATCCACGATGATTTCGAATACAATGAACAAACGCATCGGTTTGATAATCACGTGGAGTAAGTTTAAGTTTGAGATTAGAAATATACTCTTTACCCTCATTCAGTGAAAAGTTCTCTTGAGCATTTATTTCTTCACTTGCTTCAATACTGTAATCTCGTTCAGCCGCAAAGTGTTCAACATAAGGAAGTAACCCAAGATATAACTGCTTTGTCATTGTGTTGAAAAGATTTATTTTACCGTCCCACATCCGATTCTTAAACGCTGGCATAAAT